TTGGACACCTTCTTTATTCATTTGAAGGGAACCTAGTGCTCTACTAGAAACTCCTAAATTTGCTCCGCCATCCAAGAGGCCTCTAGCAATGTTACCCATAGGTGTTTCCAAAATCTTTGCTTTACCAATGTAGTTAGTACCTTCTTTACGAAGATCTACAATTAAGTGAGATACGCGATCTAAATTAATAGATGGTGTATCTGGGTGGCCAAGCTCACCGTAAGCACGATTCTGCTTAACCAATGATTCCATATAACGACCTACTTCTTTGTCCATTACAGACTCGGGATACATCCGGCCATTGCGGTTCTTTAATTCTGATTGAAGGAAAATACCTTCAATGAAATACTCTTTGCCCTTGCCGAGTTTGTTCTCTACGACTAAGGAAGTTGTGTCGAAGACTTCTTTAATTAGTTTCATATTAGCTTCCTACTACTGATTCGTTATCATATGAACCATAAGTTGCAGTTTCGATCTTGCTGCTCCAGCCTCTAGTCTTATGAAGAACTAACCAACCACTTACTTCTTTTGCTGTGCCATTTATAATAGCAATGTCGTAAGTGTTATCGTTATTTACTGGAATTCCAAGTGCATTGAACTCTACATTAATATCATTTTCTGGTGCTGTTACAATAACGATCTTACTATTACGAGAAATAGTAATCTTTGAACCTAGTTCACCAGTACACATGAACTTAACAATATTAACTTGTGGAGCATCTGAATTTCTTGCTTGAGTTGCTGCTGCAATATTAGCTATTGTTATAGTTCCTGTTTCTGCAGCACCAGAAGTAAAATGAATCACTGTTTCATTGTTAGTGTTCTTGACAGTTGTTAGTGTCATTGCCATTTTTTATTCCTTTATTGTTCTAATAACATGCATGAAATTATCTTTTGATTCACGCATATATTCCACTACTTGATATTTATCTTCGAGTAGCGTGTTTAGAAGATTCTGTGTCTCTTCAGTGATGGCTACCATATTACCATCATTTAATTTATGCTCAATCTTTCCTGGAAGAGATGTATTCTTTTGTTTAATTTCAACTAAAACTGGATCAATTGTAAACAGATTGGAAGAAGCAAGTTCTAAGTATGATTCAACGATGGTATCTGTAATTTTTACTGATGTATGATATTTACTAACTAAATTTACTATTTTTTCTTCTGGAATAACTGTACCAATATCTTCTAATATTATACTTGTATTAATATGAGTCTTTGCGTATTCTCTTGCTTCTTCCAAATTTTTAAATTCAATGTTAATTGATTCTTCATTAACACTAACTTGTAAACTATTTGTGATGGTGACGCGCTTTCCTTGATAAATGAAACTATCAAGGATACCCGAATTCTCGGTTAACTTAGATTTAAGCTGCGTCAGTGTTAACATCAGTTTCTTGTTCTATCGATTCTTCTCGTGGTACAAACATCTTTGTTGCAATCTGAACTCTATATGAGTCTAAGGCTGCGGAAACTTTATCAGACATAGCTGCATTAAATGTATTTTCAATTGCAATACTATCTCCGGAGATGAGTGCATCAACTAGATCACGTGTTGGCATAATTAATTTCCTTTAGGTTGTGGAGCATCTGCGGCGATTTCATTTTGAACATCACCTTGTAATTTCATTTTTAGTAACTCTTGAGCATGCTGCTCTTGAGTATACTCTTCATTTTCTACACCCATTTGCTCGATGTCTTCATCGTCAAGACGTAGAATATGTTTCTTAACATATGTTGGAGAATAATATTTACCAACAAATGGATCGATCATTTGAAGAATGTTCAAACGACCTGTCATTAGTTCGGCTTCTTTAAGTTCAGCATAGTGGTTATCGCGCATGAAGTCAAAGCGAATTTGACTACGAATTGATTCCCAATCATCAGGAGTACATATACCTTTAATGATTAATTGAACTCTTAGAGCATCAAGGAAAACGTTTGCAAACTTCTTACGAATGCGAGCTACAAACTTGGTGAATTTGATTTCATCGCGTGTAATTTCAGAGGAGCGACCTAGATTGAAACCATCAGTCTTTTGTAATCGACTTGCTGGTACGTTTAAAGATTGATATAGCTTATTCTGAAAATACTCAATGTCTTCGATTTGGCCTAATGTCTGTCCACCGGGAAGCGTGGTTATCTCCGTGCCTTTACCACCCTCACGACGTGGCATCCAAAAGTCTTCCATCATCGACATATGCTTGCGATCATCACGAACTTCGCCCGTGGTTGCATCGTAAACAATCTTGTTGCGGAACTTATTCATAATGTCATTGACATATTGTTCCGCTTTAATCTTTGGTAGGTTACCTACATCAACATAGAAAATTCTACGTTCTGGTGCGCGGCTAATGCGATAAATTACTAATGCATCTTCCATCATCTTCAACTGATTAACAATCTTAATTGCCTTGTGAAGATATGATAACATAATACCAGAATTCTGGTCAATGACGCCAGATGGAATATACAAAACAGAATCAAGAGGTAATTTAACGCCTTGTGTTGAAACTTCTGTAATTCCTTTATCGTTATAAAGATAGTATTCTTCAATAGATTTAACTACCTCTACACCATTAGCATTCTTTTCTTTATTGACGGTTTTAATTTTTCGAATCTTACGTGGATCAATTTGACGTAGTTCTACAATTCCGCCTTTAGCATTCTTTTCATCGATTAAGATGTGATAATAAAGTCGGCCATCAACATACCATGTACGGAAAATATCATGACCTTTTTGATCAAACTTAAGTAAATCTAAAATATTCTGGAATTCATCTGTAATTTTAGATTTAATACCAGCAGAAACTTTAACATCATCTAACATGATACGAATTGGTGGAGCATCTTCATCTGCAACAATCGCTTCATTTGTAATATCTTCAATAGCACTATCAGTATCTGGATAAAGAGCGATTTCGCGATATCTGCGAATTAAATCATTCTCATTCTTGATGATAGTATCAAGAGTCATCACTTGAGCATAATAACCTGCTGCCGCATTAACGACAGTCGCCCCATCATCTGAAGACGGAGCGACTACCGACTGTTGTTGCGGTTCGGTCTTACGCTTGATTTCAAAACCAAATACATTCATATTATAAAATCACCGTATTATAGAGGGAAAGAACCAACTGGTGTATTGATAGTACCGCTTAAGCCGAATCCTGAACCACCCTGTGTTGAAGTATTGGATGTCCAATAGTTGTATTGGAATGTTACATTGAATGTTTCGATAGCATTACCTTGATCGTAACCAAGCTGAATATCACCGACTTCAGATGGGAATGCATCTACAAACTTGTAAGATTTAACTGTAGCTCCATTACGATCTAGCTGATGAACTTGAAGATCAACTTGATAGTTTAATGGATTTGTGATACCGGTTGTAGCACCATTGTTCTGAATACCATTAGACCATTGTTCTAATGCGTTACGAATGTTGAAGTTCGTATCGTTATATACTGCGATAGTCCAAGGTTGGAATGTACGCTCGCCAGCAAAGTTTACTGGACGACCTCTATACAAAATTGAAATTGGTTCGATCGTAGAAGCAGGAAGTTGTGCAGCATTACACAAGAATTGTGCTTGTACTCCAGCAACTGCTCCTAATTGTACGAACGATGGGAAAGACAATTCAACTCGGAACTGATTGGCACGTGCACCGCCACCAGTAAGTTGTGCCTTAAAATCTGAAATGTTTGCCATGTGAATGACTCCTTTATTCTTTATTTATTCAACGGGAGGGAACCAGTCCCTCCCAATTAAATCAACCACCGATTTCGTCGAAGCTTACTGAAGAGCGAGCTGCTACGAAGTTCAAAGTGATGAAGTTGATAGAGCGATTTGGCTTGATGAATAAGCTTGCGACAAATTCATTGCGATCGATAACTTCACCGGTGTTATTGGTTGCATCACACTTAACACGGAAGTCAATAATACCACGGCGTCCTTGAACATTACGTAAGAATGGTTCAACTAGGTTGCGGAATTGAGCGCGTGTGAAGTCGTCGTTATATTCAAACAACTGATACTTAGCAGCAGTTGCAATTGCTTTTTCTAGAACGATGAATAAACGACGTACGTTGATACGATCAAATGCACTTGGTTTAGAAGTGAATGTCTTATCACCGAATAGAACAGTACCTTGTCCTGGGAATGTAACAACTGGGTTAACAGATTCTTTATATAGATTATCGCGTTCAACTTGACCTGGATTGAAACCAAGCTTAACAACATTCTTAACTTGACCGCGTGTAAATCCACCTGGAGAGAACCAAGGATCTGCTGTATAATCTGTACGAGCACATAGACCAGCCATATCGCCATTCAATGGGATCCAACGATATACATCGTTATAGCGATCATATTGATACTTAGCTCCTGAATCAAGAACTGCGTAAGTGCTGTTAGTCATAGTAGACTTAAAAGTCTTGATTGCTTGAACACCGTCATCACCTGATGCAATAATTGGTGTACCATCTGAATTACGTGGAGATACGAATACAACGCAATCGCGACGTACTTCACCTAAGTCACCAATTAGTTTATTAGCAGTAGCAACACTAACGTCACCAGCTGCAACTAAAGAGATGTCATATAAATCAGCATTTAAGAATTGCATGAATGCTGCTTCAACGTTTCCACCAGTTGCTGTAAAATCGTCTTGTCCACCCGATAGAGAAATAATTAGTGCAGCAGCATTAAGGTCTCGTAAGTTAGAACCAGCTGCAATAGTATTAATATCACGTGTCCAGTCTAAGTTCTGTGGGTCACTTATCTGAACAGAAGATGGTGTGTTTAGAACCCAAAGATACTTAGATCCAGAGTTGATAGCATCACGGAAATAAAGATTAGTTCCATCATTACGTACAACGCTTTTTAGCTTTGAAAGGTATGTGTATTTTTCTAGAACGCTATTTGGTGTTCCTGTCCATGTTCCTGTATTACTATCAAGAACTAAAACGTGAAGTTCATCATTTACAATTCCTTTTAGAGAAGCTTGTGTAGAAGTACCTGGAGCTCCTGGGAAAGAACCTAAAATCAATTTAGCAATTGGATTACTTGTATTTGCAGAAGCCCATGTGTAAACAGCGTTATCAATTAAAATAACTTGAATACCGTTGCCCATAGTTCCTGGGTACTTAGCAGCAAACATACCATAAACAGATTGCTGCTAATCGCGGAAGCTAGAAAGATAGTGTTGAGAATTTCTAATCTTAACACCAGAGCTAGAAGAAAGAACTGCTGTTACGTTTGTAGGTAATACGACAGCACCTACGCTACCTTGGTTGGAAGCTGTGATAGTAACTGTTGGAGCAGCTGTGTAACCAGAACCACCGTTTGTGATTCTAATCTTAGAAACAGAAGAAGTTGCAATTGCTGCAGAAGCAACTGCGTTTGTACCACCTTGTGGAGCAGTAGCAATTGTAACTGTAGGAGCTACTGTGTAACCTGTACCTTCGCTACCTGAAACTAATGTAATTGCTGTAACAACACCATTAGAAATAGTTGCTGTTGCAAGAGCTTGTTGGCCACCTTCAATATCTGGTGCAGATAGTGTTACTGCTGGAGCTGTTACGTAACCAGAACCACCAGTACCTACTGTAAAGCCTGTTACAGCACCACCAGTAAGAATAACTAGTCCGGTTGCTGTTACACCACCAGATGTTTGAGGTGCACTGAATGTAACAATCGTGTTGTGTCCTGGTTTAAAACCTGAACCTGCTAATGTAAATGTTACATCAAGAACTTCACCACCAGAAGATGAAACCGCATTACGAAGACCTGTAGTATCAACACGGTTAACAATCAAATTGTTTGTGTAAGATAAGAAGTTAGCT